GCGAGCATTCAATCCACCTAAACCAACATTCAGACCTTCAGCAAATGGGTTTGAAACCATGCCATAACGTGTCTTAAAGCCGATTTTTGGTTGGAAAGTATACTGGTCAACTGCACGAACCATTTGCAATGGAACGTATGGGCAATAGAACAAACCAGCATCGTATGGGCTAGAACCTTTGTAACCGATTGTTACGAGTTCTTGGTTAGATGTGTATCCACCGAAGTATGGGTCAATGTAAACCTTGATACGACCGTGTAACAAACCAGCAAATGTGTTGCCAGTATCATCTACTTGCAAGTCTGCTTGGAGAGCAGGAGTATATTGCAATACACCAGCCATAGCCATTGCAGAAGCAACGTCAGAAGAAACGATTAACACATTACCTTTTCCTCTACGAGTTTGTTTTGCAATTACGTTAGCATCACGCTCGATTTGGAAAATCAAACCTTTGAAACGCTCAACTGACCAACGGCCATTTGAATCGGTATCTAAGTCGAAGAAACCAGCAGTAGTTGTACCGTATTGAGCACCTGCCACAGCAACTGTGTAGATGGTACGGATAACTTCACGGTTAATTTCAGCTAAAACTTCAGTAGACAGAATGTTAGACAATTCTGTTTCAGCGTCAAGACCATGAATTGCTTTCAAGTCTTGTGCCAATTCTAATGAGTATTCAGCTTTCAGAGCACGTGATTGAGCTGTTACAGTAACTTTCTCAATAGAGAAAGCCATTTCTTTGAATGAACCGTCAGCAACGCCAAGTTGTTCAGCAGTAGCTGTTGGCATGCCAATACCTGTTGTATAGCTGTTAGCAGCCAATGTTGCAGAAGTAACAGGGTTTGTACCTGTATCAGTAGCAGTTGTACCAGCGAAACCGTATGGGTTACCAGCAGAACCTTTACCAGAATACATTGTGTTAGCTTCGTTGAAGAAAGCTTCGTCACCAGATTGATTGCCATACTTAGCACGCATTGCAAAAATCAAACCGGTAGGACCTGTCATTGGCTGAACGCCAGCAACGTCATAAGCGATAAGATTTGGAAGCGCACGGCGAACCAAAGAAATCAAGATTGGGTCGAAATTCTGAACACCGCCAGCTACGTTAGTAGGACCAGCTTCAGTAGTTTCGTTCAATGCTTGCAATTGAGCAGCATCTTGACGCATAGCTTGTTGTTGATTTTCCAAAACAAGAGCTGTAACAGCTTTCTTGTATGGGTCTTTGATGGCTTCTAATTCTGGATGTTCCAGAACAGGTTGCCATTTCTTTTGTAGTTCTTCTGTTAAATACATTTTTATTCCTTTTTATATGTATTATAGGTTAATTACTTAACCAAAGTTTGCGAAATGGTTTTTGCATAGAAGTCGATTGATGGATCGGAAGACACAGATTTTTTCTTATCTTCTTCTTCAACAATAACCTCATCTAAAGCAGAACTATCTGCCACTTTAACTTCAGCTTTGAAATATGATTCTTTCAAAGTTTCCATTTTAGTAACAAATTCTTCTTCAGTAGTAAATTCCACGCCTTCTGCAAGCGATTTCAATTTTTCTACTTGGGTCTGCGGAAGGCCTTCACAAGCTGCGTAAATAGCCTCAGATTTTTTGTGCTCATTGAGTTCTTTTTTCAACTCAACAGCAGATTTAATTTGCTCATTGATTGTTGCTTCGAGTTCTTCAACTTTAGCAGTCAATTCTTCAACAACATCTACCTTTTCGGTAGGAATATCAATGTAGTGGTCCTCAAACAATTGTTTCAAACCAGAAATGAAATCTTCGGTGATTTCAGCTTTTAAGCCTTTTTCAATTGCGATTTGGTTATCTTTGACCCATTCTTCAACCATATAGTTGAGATAGTCATCCACTTTAGCAGCCAAATCTTCTTTAATTGTTTCTACTGCTTCTTCAAATTGCTCAAGCAATTCTACTTCAGCTTCTTCGATAACTGCTTCTGCACGAGCAATAACGGCAGCTTCAAAAATGGTAGTTGCTTTGGCAACAAATTCTTCAGAAAGATTCTCGCCGCCTAAAAGAGCGTCCATATCTTCTTTCATCTTTTCTTTCATTTTTGATTTCATAGCTTCTTTTCTTTCGTAAGCAGCAGATTCTTTTTCTTTAGCTTCATCTTCTTCGGAAATAGTATCTTCATCAGATTCAGTTTCTTCGTATTGTTGAACGCCAACAGAACCTTTGTTCAAAGGCATTTGATTTTTACCAGTTTTGCCTTCTGGTTCTTCAATAGCAACACCATCAGTTTCTTGTGGTTGTTTTGCCAATTTTTTCATTGGCTCAGAACCTGTTGGAGGAGTTGCACCAGGAGCAGTTGCTGAAGGAACGCCTTTAGTAGCATCCAAACCTGCATCGGTTGTTTTAGTTACTTGACCAATAGAACCAACATCTTGTGTACCGTAAGCAGTTTCACCGCTTAACTTTGCTGGTTTGTCTTGACCACTTTGTTTAGAAGCAACAGAAGCAGAAAGAATCTCTTTAGCGGCTTCGGACAGATTAAATTTTCCCATTTTGAAAATCTCCTTGATTTATTATGGATATTTATAATTAAAGTTTTTTGACGAGTGATTCCCAAATGCGTAGACTTACTTTTTCAATATCGGCTCTAGAAGCTTCTTGAATCATCTTCTTAGCCTGAGTATACTGTTGTTCTGTCCATACACCGTTTACCATCACCCATTCTTTGCCTTCCATGATACCTTGCACGAAGGCGTTAGGTGCAGAAGGGTCTGCTACAATATCCGCCGCTGTGGCTAGATGAAAATCGTCTTGCACAACATTAATGCCGTTAACATTTTTAAGAGAACCCATACCACGAGAGGACACACCAATTTGTGCGCCACCTTCAATGAGGCTCTTAACAATGTTTCCCATAGGGGTGTCAAGAATCTTTGCTTTGCCTATCCAATCATTACCTTCTTGGCGTAAACCCACAACAAGGTGAGATACACGGTCAAGATTGATAGATGGGGTGTCTGGATGACCCAACTCACCAAAGGCACGGTTTTTATTAATATATTGTTCTGTATAACGAGCAACTTCTCTAGCCATAGATTCTTTCATATATTTACGGCCGTTGCGGTTTACCACTTCTGATTGTAGAAATGGACCTTCAATGTATAAACTTTTCTTGCCGTCTTTTTCTTCAGCAAGATATTGTAATGTTTCGGTGACTTCTGTAATTAACTTCATTGTAGTCCAAGCCCTTTTCTTTTTCTAATAGACATTTGACGTTTTCTCATCGTTTGTCTAATTTTAGCACGTCTTTTAAACTTTGAACGTCTTGCAGCCATTTTACGGTGTCTGCGTTCTAATGGTGACATTCTTACCAATTGTCCATGACGGACTGTAAAACCTTTCACAGCCGATTTTTTAATACGGCGTTGAATTTTACCTTTTCTGATTCTCATACGAATCAGTTTTGTTCTACCCATCTTTTGGATATTTGCTTCATCCAAATTTTCTACAACAACTATATCCAACTGAGAAATTTTTTCTTCAATTAGTTCTTCTATTCTATCAACAAGAAGTTCTTTTGCCTCAGTTAATTCATCATTAAAGAGGCAATCGATAAACTCTTTCATTATGGTTTTAAGTTGTAAGGAGGATAGTTAAATGCAGCTGGATCATTAAACTGACCACGCTGGTAGTATTCGTTACCCTTACGCATTTCAATTACAATAGTATATGAAGTGTTTGCACCATATCCACGAGTTCTAAGACCAATATCACCATTACATAATGAAGTGCCTTTAGCTGCATTTGAAATAGTTACCCAATTGCCTGCACCATCATATTCTGAATTGCCTGACAACATCATCAATGTTACAACAGGATTAGCATTCCAATATAATTCAATATCAGATGCAGCAGAATTAACAGTATCATACCAAATGCGATGCACAGCCAAACCATAATATGGTAATGGCGATCCACCTTGTGACAACAATCCAGGAACAGTATTTGCGTTTAGTGCGCCATAAAATGAATTGGCTGA